CTTCTTCGACAAGGCAGAGTACTCCTTAAGTACTATCTTAAGGTACTACCTTTATTCAGTACCTCACTTGAATCACTACCTCTTATGAGCCTTCTTTTCTTTTCTTTGCTTACTTTCTTTTCTTTTCTTGCCCGTGTCAAGTCCCACAACAATATTTGCACATACCACTGCCACCAGATGGCATCTTTTTCTTTGTTTTGGCACAGACCACATACCACTTCACTTGAGCATTAGTCCCCAAATAGAAATGATTCCCATTCTCAATTTATACTCCGGCACAGAAAAAGGGGGCGGCACTTTGCCACCCCCCGGCTCTGCCCCTTGAGGCTAGAGGCTTACTTCTTCTTGCCGTCCGTATTGGCGGACACCTGGTTGTAGCTACCAGCGGCAGCGGCAGGGGCCAGGAAGCCAAAATCGCCACCCGACTTATCGGTCGAGGGCTTCTGGGCCTGCATTTTCTTGTTACCAGCCATTGAGTTCTCCTTTAGAGAAAAGAATCGTTGTCCCCGAATGAGAGTATAGGTTGACAAGATGCAATTTGCAACACAATATATAACTGCATGGGAAACGAACTCGAATTGATCCGAGCCCTTACTGCGTTAAAGCAGAAGGAGGAGGAGAATAAACTGGCAGATTTTAGGCCGTATGATTGCCAGTTGAGGTTTGCTAACACAACCGCATTAACTTCTGCGCTCATAGCGGGCAACCAAATCGGGAAAACGACTCTCGTGTCTTTTATGGTTGCTTGCCACTTGACGGGTCTGTACCCTGATTGGTGGAAGGGAATTAGAATCCCATTTGCATCTGAGTGGTGGGCAGTTGGTAAGGACGGGGCCAAGGTCCGGGATACCATCCAGCGCAAACTATTTGGGAACATCGGTCGCATGGGAACAGGCATGATCCCTAAGCACCTTATCAATATGGATACGATCATCAAGGGCGGGGTTTCAAAGGCGCTTGATCGTGTGGATATTAAGCATGTGGATGGAGGTTGGTCGAATGTCCAGTTCCTAGCCTATGACCAGGGCCTTGAAAAGTTTATGAGTAATACACTTACAGGTGGGGCTTGGCTGGATGAAGAGCCGCCTGCCGACATCAACACGGAAGTAAATGCTCGGCTAATGGCAAATAACGGCATTTTACTTTATTCTTTCACGCCCGTAGACGGTGTAACTCCACTGTATAATGACCTTATGGAAGATGACAAGGTTTTCAAGGTATTCATCAGCCAGGATGAGGTTCCGCATCTGACTGAGGAGGCTAAGGCGCGGTTCCATAAGGGCATGGATGAGGCAACACTTTCTGCTCGTCGTGATGGTATTGCCAAGATTGGGGATGGGAAAGTGTTCCACTTTGAGGAAAGTGATTACAGCATTGAACCATTTGAGATCCCACCATACTGGAGAAGGCTTGGTGGACTTGATGTTGGCCTAACCCATCCTACGGGTGCGCTCATGGCGGCAATAGACGATGACTCGAAAACAATCTACATCACCAATGAATACCGGGTATCAAACAAAACCGCGATTGACCATGCTGCTCACTTGAAGCACTGGGGGGTCACATTTATGACTGATCCTCATGCTTTTGACCGGATGATTGGGACTGGAACCTCAACGGCATCCATTTATCAGGAAGAGGGGCTATCTCTTAGGAAGGCAAACAATGCTGTTGATGCTTCAATCGCTGAAATCAGAAAGCTTATTGGTGAGGGCAGGCTTTATATCTTTTCTACCTGCACTATGTTGCTGAAGGAGATGAAAACCTACCGCACCCGGACGCCCAAGGAGGGAGGCCCAGCCAGGATCGTGAAGGTAAATGATGATCTGATTGATCCAATGCGGTATCTTCTGATGGATATTGATGCTAATGCTGAAGTCCCCAAGCGTTTTAAGAGAAGCCCTAAATTGAAGCAGTTTAAGCCAGCAGATCCAAAAGTTGCCTATTAGTATATACTGCTGTAGGAGATTTATATGGCCGATGTGAACCCAGACGAACTTGAAGTAAGTGAATCCGTGACTTCTGCCCTTGCCCGGAATGTCCAGGACAAGTTTGAGGTATCCAAGAGTCTGCGGGTTCTTCAGGAGGTTGTCTGGAAAGAGGCCCTTCAGAACTTCAACGGGACTTATGGATCGGATGTGACCTTCCGCGAGGGCGCATCTAGCGTGTTCGTGAACCTCACGCAGATGAAAACAATGGCGGCTTACTCTCGTCTGATGGCCGTTATGATGCCCCCTGCGGGCTATCCTTGGTCCATTAAGCCCACTCCGCATCCCGAGCTGGTAAAGCTGGGCATGAAGCCTGAAGCGGCCCTTGCAAGCCCCGAAATGTCTCCAGAGTTTAAGCAGGTTCTTTCTCAGGCAAAGGCGGCTTGTGATGGGATGCAGAACCGGATCAAAGATAATCTGGTTGAGACTCGGTGGGAAGAGAAGTTTAGCCGGGGTGTTCTCGACCTTGTGACCTTTGGGACGATGATCTTCAAGGGGCCACTTGCCGCCCCTGCCGCGCCGAAGAAGTGGGTGCTGGTGGATCAGGAGGAGTCTTTCTCTGACAAGCTCAAGGGCCTGATCGGAATCCATCAGAAACAGCAGAAGTATGTTCTGGTTTCAGACAGCGAGGACGATAGCCGCGCCGATCTGGAATGGGTTTCTCCGTTTGAGTTCTATCCAGATCCCGCCGCCTATACAATTAGTGACGCGATGTGGGTCATCCATCGGCATGTTTTCAACAAGAACCAGATGGTTGAACTGGCGGAAGGTGACTTCGACGCTGAGGAAATCAACCTTGTTCTGAATGAAATCCAGGACGGGAATTGGTCTGCGGAACCCTGGGAATCAGGGGTGGACATTATCAACCGCCGGTCTGCGTCTATGCAGATGGGGAAGCGGTATATCGTCTTTGAGTTCTGGGGCTATCTGAGCGGTCGTGAGCTAAAGACTGCTGGGCACGATGTTCCCGATGGCGATCTGAATAAGATGCACCTAAGCAATGTCTGGGTCTGTGGGAACCACTGCATCAAGATCACGGTGTCCAACCGTGCCAATGGCAAACTCCCGTTCTTTGTCGTTCCCTACGAGAAGGTTCCTTACAAGATTTGGGGTCGGGGGGTTCCTGAGAAGATGGCCGATCCCCAGGCAATCATCAATGCCAGTGCGCGAGCGATGGTAGAGAACATGGGAATTTCTTGCGCTCCGCAGCTTGTTGTTGATGTTAATAGGCTTGTAGATGGGACCAAATACGATCAGATTGTCCCTTGGGGCATCTGGCCGGTCAAGAACATGGAAGGCGCAAGTCAGGAGCCCGTCCAGTTTAAGGTCATCCCAAGTATCATGGGCGATTTGAAGTTGATCCAGGATATTTTCCGCAACTTCGTGCAGGAAGTAACCAGTATGCCAGATATGGCGTCTGGGTTTGCTGGGAATGGACAGCACAACCGAACCGCTGGCGGAATGTCCATGCTGTTTGGGGCCGCTGATTCCTACACGCGGGGCGTGGTATTCAACATTGATAACGATCTTACGAAACCCATGATCCGCGCCCTCTATGACTGGGAGATGCAATACAACCCGGACATGACGATTAAGGGTGATATGCAGGTAGATGCGGGTGGCGTGACCGGCCTTATGAATAAGGAAATGGCAACGCAGAAGATCGCGGAAGTATTTGCCGCGCTCGGCCAGATCCCTGGCTCGGTTGATTACATCAACATGGCAGAGGTCGCCAAGGAAATCTTCCGGGGCCTTGATATTGTCAATGACAACATTGTCTACTCGGATGAAGAGGTCCAGAAGATCCGGGCGCAGAACCAGCAACAGCAGGTCCAGCAGGCCGAGAAGATGGCACAGGTTCAGAATGTTCCCAAGCCCAAGGCGGAAACGACTCCGCCTGACATGATGATGCAGGTTCTTGAAAAGACGATCCCCACCGATCCGATCTACCCCATCATTTTCGAGAAGTGGCTGGCGATGATTAACCAACTCGATCCCCAGTCCATCGCGGCACTCGACATGATGAAGCATAAGAATGTGCTAGAGAACAAAGCATTTGCTGACCAGCAAGAACTTGCGGTCCTGCAACAGGATATTGAAATGGCATCGCAAATCAATGCAAGCAACCCACAGGGTGGCCAAGCCCCCCAGGAACCCGAACCTGAGCCCCCGCCTCAGGAACCCCCTACCACCCCGGCACCACCCATGATGCCTAATATCCACATCAATATCCCCAACCGGGCAGGGAAACATAAGTTCACCCAGCAACCTGATGGAACAATGCTCGCTGAATCTGTTGAATAGGGAGAAATAAATGGACGCAACTGCATACCCAGAAGGTGTCGAAATGATCGTTGAAGATCAGGCAAAAGAAGAAGGGGAGGAGAATTAAATGGCTGTTACTGCTTGCATCCCAACCCAGGCTAAGGCCGACTTCCTGGCGGGTGTCCATCTTTCCAGTGATGTCTATAAGTGCGCCCTATATGTCCAGGCTAATGCGTCACTCGATGCCACATCCACCACCTATTCCACGGCCGGGGAATTGGCTACGGCTAATGGTTATACCCAGGGTGGCACCACAATGGCGGGTTATACATCTGCTACATCTGGAACGACGGGGTATCTGGATTGGACGACTGACCCAAACTGGCCCTCTAGTTCAATCACGGCTGACGCTGCGGTAATCTACAACAGCAGTAAATCGAATAAGATCATCGCTATCTTGACCTTTACCTCCGCCACTTCCAGCAACGGAACCTGGACCTTGCAGCTACCCGCACCTGGAGCAACCGCAGTCATCCGTATAGCCTAAATGGTTGTTATCAGTTCTATTGATTGGGTTATGCCATGACCGATTTCGCTACTACCTCTGATGTTGTCTCCGCTCTCGCCGCCGCTGGCAACTCCGGTGCTGGTGGGCGGTTCAACATCTACAAGACCAGCCTTACCGCCGTGGCCTCCAACTGGTATTCCGGGTGGCAGGAGGGTGGTGCGCCTGCGGCTGGCGCAACTCCTGGAGCATGGGCGAATCCAACCAATGCCACGCTCGGGGCCTACAATCCGAACTATGTCAACCCCGGAAGCGCAACCTGCCGCTTGCTATGGGGCTCCATCGCACAGACCAGCCAGGGTCAGGGTAAGTGGCTGGTGGACCGCCTGGGACACATGGGCGGCCTCAATGGGACCGTGACCACGGCCCAGTCAACCGGCGCAGTGATGAGTTCGCCCGTAAGCGATGGGCGCTGCGCTTCAGACTACTCTGATGTGGAGTGGTATCTGGAGTGGTATTCTGCCACGGGTTCCACCGGCGTCACCGCCACTTGCGCCGTGACCTATAACGATGCGTCCACTGGGTCCGTGTCCGTCACCGTTGCGGCATCCTTGCCCGCCTACCGTATGCTTCCGATCCAGCCGCCTGCTGGCACCGTGGGTAAGTGGATCAAGACTGTGGACAGCGTGACACTTAGCGCCACTACGGGTACTGCTGGTAGCTTCGGCGTCACGGCGATCAAGCGGCTGGCATCATTCGCCAGTCTCGCCGCGAACTACGCGGACACCAAGGACTTTGCGGCGCTCGGGATGCCAAAAGTCGGGGCCAACGCCTGCATCAATGCGGTGTATTGGACGACCACGACCAGCACCGGCAACAGCGTCGGCTCCTTTGCCATCGGAGCCAAGTGATGCTCTGGACCACCCGCGCCACGGCTCAGAACCTACGAGATACGGGGGTTTTGGGGACCGTGGCCGGATCAGAGTTCTGGGAAGCGGCTTCAAGTAGTAGTGCCGCTGCAATCCCTAATGGTGTGTCTGGGACAGGGGCGGTAGGAACACCTGTGGCTTCTGGTGGTGCCGCTAATGCAACCGGTTCACCATCAGGAGTCTCTGGGGCCGGGCAAGTTGGGACTCCCTCGGCAAAAGGGGATGCGAACAGAACCCCAGCGGGGGTTGCCGGTAGCGGGGCTATAGGAACCCCAGTCGCACAGGGTAATGCGAACATAACGCCTGCTGGTATAGCCGGGACAGGATTGGTTGGCACCCCTACAGCCATTGGACAAGCGAATGTCAGTGGCCTTCCAGCCGGTGTGATGGGAACTGGCTCGGTGGGATCTCCCACCGGATCGGGAGCGGCTACAACTTCACCATCTGGGCAGGTTGGTGCGGGGTCCGTTGGGACACCTATTGCCTCTGGTTCATCTAATCGCGCAGTCACGGGCGTTGAGGGAATGGGTGCCGTTGGGACTCCAGTAGCCTCCGGCGGTGTGAGTAGCAACGCAACAGCCTTGCCTAATGGGGTAGAGGTTTCTGGATCGGTTGGAACCTCGGTTGGTTCTGGTGATTCTAATATCATTCCGTTTGGCGTATTCGGGAACGGATTGGTCGGACAGGCGGTTGCTAACGGTGGTAGTACTATATCCGCCACGGCATTCCCAGATGGGGTTCAGGTCATCGGGGGGATCGGGGCACCGATAGCAAACGGCGGTGCATCGCAGGATTTGGCGCTTAGATACTACTGGTATCGGAAGGCTTGGGAGCGGAAAAAACGCTTAGAACTTGAGCGGAAACGGGAAGAACAGCAGGAGCAGGTAGCCATTGAGGCCGTGCTGGAAACTGTAGATCCAGATCTCAATGTAGAGGATGCCCCCAAAATCAAGCATATCCCCCTTGCGGACCCCAACGCTCATCCGTTCCAGTATGTCAAAACTGACATAGCACTTCCGGCTCCAGATCCCGCAACAAAAGAAGCAAGTAACGAAGTTGCGGTCCCTAAAAAGACACAAGATGATGCCAATTACACATACGAGCGCAGACCAGTTGTGGGGCTTGTTCGTGTTGCAAAACGCAACATCGAGGCGAAAAAGTCTAGTCCCGGTTCAATCGCCATCATCCAGAAGCCTATTGTTCAACAGCCAGATGTCCAAGAACCGGCCAAACCAGTATGGGACTATAACAAGTTGGTTGCTTTCGTAAATTATATGGAGGATGTGGCATGAATGAGAGCCTTCCCTTTGACCGTCTGACCGCCGTTGTGAATCGCCCGGAGTGGGATGTTTTCATGGTTTGGGCGGCACAAGAGAAGAGCAAGTGCTACGACAGGCTTGAAGTATGTACGCCTGAAAACCTTAAAAACATCCAAGGTGAGTTAAATATATGGAAGCGTATATTGACTTTGCGGCAGGATGTGAGTAATTATATGAGTAACAGGGGAACCAAGCCTCAATCCTGAGCGCCGTTCCTTATTAAACGGACCAAGCATAATGCCGTCCAAGGAGCAAAGAAGTGAGCATCCACAATAAGTCCAAGCAGTTCTCGGAAGACGCGAAGCGTTTGGAGCGTGAGCTTTTTGACGAGCAGGGGAACCTCCGTCCAGAACCTCTCACTAACCCCGAACCCGAGCCTACTCCCGACCCGGAACCAACCCCGGAACCTGCACCAGAGCCTACCTCCGGGCCTGAACCTGAACCCGAACCTACGCCAGTCCCGGAACCCAAAGTGGACGAGGACAAGAAATACAAGGACGCAGTAAAGGCGATGAACGAGGCCCAGCGGGAAGCCGCTGAACTTCGCAAGGCACAGAAGGAGCAGGCAGACCGGCAGGCAGAACTGGAACAGAGACTTAACGAGATCCTTAAAGCCAAGGAAAAAGAAAAAGAACTTCCCAAGCCGATTGAGCCGGAAGATGACCTTGAGCAGGATCTCCCCGAGGTAACTAAGATCGCTGAACGCAAGGCCCGTAAGGTGCAGGCAGAGCTTGAAGCCCGTATCGCGGAAATTGATAAGCGTCTAGCTGCCGAAGAAAAGATCCAGAAACAGAAGGCTGATGAGCAGGCGGGTCTAATGATTGTCCAGGAAGTGATGAAAGCGCACCCGGACTATCAGGAGGTCGCCAATTCTGAGGGTCTTAAGAACTGGATCGAAGCGGAAGATACGCCGCCCCTGTTCAAGGCGGTTTATGAGGGTAAGGTTCCTGCTACCGCTCGGGACATTGTTGAAGTGATTAACCGATATAAATCATCGTTGGTCCCCGCCAAGATCACTCCTGACAAGCCTAGCGATAAGGTCCCCACCGTCAAATCTACGCCTAACCCAACCACCAAGCCTAATAAGCCCGCACCCCTTACCCCGGCTGAAATTAAGCAATACCAGGGCAATGTCCATCGTATGAGCGCCAAGGATAAGGAAGCATTTAATGCGCGGATTAAGGCTATGTTTGAAACCTAATATCCACAAGGAGTTCGTAAATGGCGAACTATGATATGACTCTTGGGCTTGCGGACCAGAATTTCCAGAAGGAAATGAAGGTTCCTCAGACCCTCTCTCGTGTAGTGGACTTTTCTAAGTTCACGACCGCTGGTGTTGCTGGCGCTGCCGCTGACACCGCTGATGTGCTGACCCTTCCTGCTGGCTTTACTGTGGAAGATGTGTTTGCCACGATCCTGGTCCCCTCTAGTACGAGTTCTAGCACCTTTGGTGTTGGCGATAATTCCGATTCTGGCTTCTACCTCCCCAACACGACTCCCGCTACCGCTGCTGCTGGCACGGTCGCCAAGTCTGCTGGTGTTGCTGGAAAGTTTAAGGACACGACCAGTGTTGCGACGCTGGCTGCGGCCATGTCCAAAACCTATACCCCTGCCGGAACCCTTCGTGTCCTGCTTGGTGCAACCGCCCCGCTGAACGGCAAAGTTCGTATTGATGTTCGCGGCTTCCAGTTGATTTAAGGAGATAACACATGGCTCTCTCAGGCGCTCGTATCGGTGCTAACCTCTCGGCTGGGGCTTTTGTTCCCCAAGTCTATTCCGCCAAGATGCAGGACAAGTTCTATGCTTCTTCGGCTGTCGCCGCCATTGCCAACACCGCATGGCAGGGTTGAAATATTAGCTCTGCCTTAACAACCCCGTGAACTGCTGGGATACCCTTAAGCCATGATCACCACAGCGAAGTTTGAAAAGACAAGCGCGACGGTCAAAAAGATCGTGGATTGGGCAATCAGCAGCCTAGCCCCTAAGAAATTTGGGGAAGGTTCAACGACTAACCACAAGGCTTACCGGATGGTGCCGAAGCCAGAGTGGACACGAGTGCGGGGGTGCTTGACATCTGTGGGTCTGGATCATCACTTGGTAACCAAACCAAGTACCCACAAGATTCTTGCATAAGATATAGTCTGGACTGTGGTGAAAGCCACAGAAGTTAGGATAAAGAGCCTAGCGATAACACAACGGATATTAACGGTTTCGGCGATAAGGTGGTTATCCGCAAGGTGCCCACCGTCAATATCTCCGACTACTCGGTGAATGCCCCTATCACCTATCAGGACATCAGCGATGAGCAGATCATCCTGAACATTGACCAGCAGAAGTTCTACGCCTTCCGCGTTGATTACATTGATGACTACCAGAGCGATCTGGCCCTCATCGAGAAGATCACTGAGGATGCAAGCTGGCAGATGAAGGTTGCGGTTGATAAGACCGTGCTTCAGGGCATCCCCGCTTCTATCGCGCTTGCTAATACCGTGGGTTGGAGCGGAACGGCTGTGCAGATTGGCACTTCCACCGCTATTCCCCTCGCCACCCTGACTACTGCGAACAGCCTCCAGCCCCTTCAGTACGCGCAGGAAGTTCTGGACTACCAGAATGTCCCCCGCGATGGTGAGCGATGGGCGGTCATCAGCAACCATTACGCCAACATCCTGAAGCAGGGGCCTCTGGCCCAGGCTTACTTCACTGGCGACACCACTTCCCCGATCCGGAATGGTTTCATCGGTGAGATTGATGGGTTGAAGGTGTACATGAGCAACAACATCCTCAACGCCAATGGCACTTCTGGCGCTCCTAGCAACTGCCTTGTGGGTCACAAGTCCTCGCTTGCCTTCGCTTCTCAGTTCATGAAGCATCGCCAGCTTGAACTTCCTGACACCTTCGGCTGGGGCATCAGCGGCCTGAATGTGTTTGGTTACAAGCTCGTCAAGCCCGAGGCGGCTGTTCTTGTGCCTCTGTACTAATTGACTATACTGGTCGGGAGGGTTGTTGCATTGTGCATCACCCTCCCGCCTTTATGGAGAGAAAATGGCTAAGGTTTTGAAGATCATCAACCATCTAACGGGTCGTGTGTTTGAGCAAGGTGAGTTTTCCGACATTACGGTTGATCAGTGTTTGCGGAATCCGAATGAGTTTGAGGTCGTTTATGACCATTCGGAACCCGAGGAAGAAACCCCAACCAAGTATAATGGCGAGGCTTTGGCCGCTTTTTCGATGAAGGCGTTGCGGGATCTTTACAATTCCCTTTCTGAAGGGCTTTCTGAACCTCCTGCTCCCACGACCTCAAAAGATGGTATCATTAAGGCGATCATTGAATTGCAAGGGAGGTAGGAAATGGCATTAAGGGTTCGCGACCTCCTTCCCAAAGTCCAACCAATGCGTAAGGATATTGAGGAAGAGCGATCCATTTTTGCCATTCAGGAGTCTGTTCGGAAGATTTGCAGGCAAACCATGTTGGCTCAGGAGAAATTGAGCAACATCTCGGCACCGTCCAATCCCATCACACTTGTCCCAACGACCGGCTATACCGTCAACCGCGTTTCCCTCGTCAGATTGCTTGATGTGCAGGGAAACTGGCGGGTTTTGAACGAGTATAACGAGCAGGCGATCAATAATGTGTATGAATACCCGGATCTACCGGCTGGAATCCCTAACGGATATTCCTACCTCGGTAATTCGCAGATCAAGTTATACCCCTCACCTCAGGGTGTAGCGGTAACAAACCTAGTCGCGGGCCGGACATACAACATTCTGACGGTAGGAACGACCGATTTTACCCTGATTGGGGCATCCGCCAATACGGTTGGGGTCCAGTTCACGGCTACTGCTGCTGGGGCAGGGACCGGGACAGTGACCCAGATGCTTGAAGTCACGGTGTCAGAGATCCCGACTGGTGAAATAGATACAATCCCCCTGCCAGACGAGGCTGAGGACTGTATCGTAGCGGGTGCGCTTGCCACAATCTTGATGCTCCCAGGCCCCGGCCAAAACCTGCAACTTTCCAAGGACCGTGAGGTTCTGCATAACCGGGAGTTGGGCAACCTCAAGGCCATCGCGCTATTCGCCCAGAGTGGCCGGGATAGGGTGATGGGGCGGGTTCTCGGGGGTCGTCAAAGGGCTTTGTTTGACCCTGGGAGAACCTTCTGATGGCTCAGACGCTTGCGACCATTCGTAATTGGACCCAGTATCTTGTGGGCGATCCCCAGCACTCTACATACGATCTCCCCATGTATCAGGATGCGATCAATTTTGCGATCAAGGAATACGCGAATAAGACTGGTGCGACTTATACAGAGTCCTCCCCTATTGTCCCTGATGCAAGCGGTTTCGTAGCAATCCCGACTGACTATTTGCGGGTAACAAGGGTCAGTTTCAATGTCGGCGGGACCGCACTGACTGAACTTGTTGAGTCTAGCGTGTCCTTTGAGTCTATGAAGTCTAATGTGTGGCAAAGCATCGCGCAGGCCACCGCTGGGTTCCCCCCTAAGCGTTGGGTTCTCTGGTCCGGGTCCAAGATCAAACTTATCCCTATCCCAAACCCAGCCTATACCGCCGTAGTCGGGTATGTGCAAAAGCCGGTTGATCTTACGCTAGATACGGATACCGTTGATGCCCGTATCCCCGATCCGCATAACGAGTTCCTGAAGTATGCCGCAGCCTCCTGGCTTCTGAATCTGGATGGTGACGGACAGAGCCTCCAACTCGCGGAAGCCTTCATGCAGAAGTTCAACCAACTCATCGGGTATGCTGACCCAGTTTTGCTCGCCAAGATTCAACAGACGCGGACTCAGGCCGAAAGGGAGATGTAAATGTCCTTCACACTAACTGGAACCAGATACATTGGGACTGGCCCCCTTCCTACCCCTGTTCTGGGTTATGACTGTGTTGCAACGGATACGGGCAATTTCTATGTTGCCAATAGTACCGCAACGGCATGGGTGCTTGTTGGTAGCGTGAACAGCCCCAATCTGGGGATGCTTCCGCTGACTGGCGGGACCATGACGGGTAATGTGGCTGGGGCAACGGGTTGGGCTCCTAATGACTCCCCAAACTTCACTACTTCCGCTAAGTTGAATGGTGTTGATCTTGCTACCACGGTCAACCTTTCTGACACCAGCACCACAATTTTGAATGGCATCGCGCCCAAGATCACAGAGGCGATTGCTGCCACAGCTTCTGGTCTCTCAGTTAAGGGATCAATCGCTTATGATCAAGGGTTGCTAACACCAGCAACTGTCGGAGCGACAATCGTTATCCCTCAGCCTTTGTACCCAGATGGGACCAAGGCTAATTTGTCTGATTGTAGATGGACCATTGGTGTTTATTCAATCCCAGATCAGGGGAATGGGTTGAAATCCGTTGTGGTGACAAACCCAGGTGGATCAAATACTTATACCGCTGTTTGCACTAGAGATGATGGGCTCCAATCAAGCCCCACCATGTCATACTTGATCATTGGAATCAAATCCTAATGAGCAAAACCTACCGGATCTCTTTTGATAAGGGAATCAATGTTGTTGGCGACAAGGCCATCATCCCGGAAGGTTTCTCTACGATCCTAGACAATGTTGACCTGCGCTCCGGCTCTCCACGCCCGTTCAAGGCCCCTGAGTGGCAATTTACAGCTCCACCGACCACATCAAGGTCTTGGTCTTATCGCGGTCGGTGGTTCCACTCTGATAACTGGCAGGACCATACCGGCGAGTATATTGGTGGCATCGAGCGAGTCTACACCACGGAAGAAGGCAAATACCCAACCAAGACGATTGGTGGGGTGACGGCTCTGCTCGGGACTGCAAGGCCCAAGACTGCTCTGTCCATCGCCAAGTCTAGTGACCTGTCTCCATCTGGGTTATCAGCGACAATCTCCTACTCGGGGGCTGGGAATCTCCCCGATGGGGATAGACTGTACCGAATTTCCGCAAAAACAGCAGATGGTATTATGCCCCCAACGGCCCCCATCACTGTTACGATTGCGGACACGGCGCATAAGGGTGCATCTGTAAAACTGACTTGGGGGCAGGTTCCCAAAGCTACGGGGTATATCGTATTTCAGGGGACGCATACTGAGCAATACAGATTGGCAGAACTTCCCCCATCTTCGTTGAGTTATGACGATACGGGCGCGGTCACGGCTTCCGGGGACAATGCCACCCAGTTTGAGCAGACCCAGCCGTTCACCTATGCCTATTCGTATCTCAGGAATGTGAATGGGGTTTTTGATGAATCCGGGCTGTCCTCTGTGTCTCAGGAAATTACGGCGGCTCAGGGTAGGCTCATTACCCGCGACTTCCTCAATGACGGTTTCTTCGATGTGACCGATGCCAATGGAGTATCAACCGTAGTCACGGGGACCGGGAGCTGCCCAGCCAGCGCATCTTCTTACGGGACAGTTCCTCTTGGTGGGGTTGCAGTCTCGTATAGCAGTTCCACCTTGATGACCACCTTTTTCAAGGTAGGGCATGGGTTCACGACCGATGATAAGGGATACTTCTCTGGGTTTGCTGATCCTACATACCAGGGGCAGACTTACGACATTATTGCCATTGATGCGAACCGATTTGCGGTTAAGAACCTCAATCTCCCTTCGGATGTGGTGCCTGCGGCCCCGACAACGGCTGGCTCCTTTGTGGTCGGCTATACCTATGCGATCACGACCATCGGGACAACGGACTTCACGCTCATTGGTGCATCGGCCAATACGGTAGGGATTGTTTTCACGGCGACTGGTGCTGGGGCTGGTACGGGAACCGCAACGCAGCAGGGTGTTTCCAATCTACCCGCCACGGCCTCCGTCCAACCAGTCAAGGCTCTTGTGACCTATACATCCACTGGGGTCGTATCAGACGATGACATGATCTACCTCGTCGGGAGTGGCACGGGTCAGACCGTGGCGGGGCTCTACAAGGCCAAGAAACTGTCCTCAACGACCTTTATGGTGCCCTTGCGGGCGTCTACTGCCCTCACCTTCTCGCTTATCAAATGGATGCCTAAAAACAACTACTATTGGCGCTGGAGGATCTACCGGAATGAGCAGGGTATCTGGAACCTTGTATCCGAGGAACCGTTGGATAAGCTAACCTATGCGGATGCCAAACCATTCTCTGCACTGGGTGGAACCCCAACCTCTTTCTACTCAGAGAATGGGCAGAATGTGGATTACGATAGGGCACCGATTGGGTTACAGGGGATTGAGTCTCACTATGGGATGCTGTTCGGTATTTCCGGGCATACCGTCCGTTGGACGCCAATTCTTCAGCCTGATGCTTGGCCAGAGACATTCTCCCTGCCCTTCGGATACCAGCCGGTTGCGCTGGCTTCGTTCGCACAGGGGTTAATCGTTCTTTGCGAGGATGCAATTTACCGCATTGACGGTAATACCGCGACTGGGATGAGCGTATTCAAGACCCATGCTGAGGATGGCTGTTTTGCTCCCCATTCGGTTCAGAAAACCGATAAGGGCCTGATGTATCTGTCCAAGCGGGGGATCATGTTGTTTGATGGTTCTCATGCCGAGTGCCTGACGGATACTCGTATCCCCGGAACCACGCTTACTGCACCTTCAAGACTCGTCACGCCCTATCCCTTCTGGTGGATGCCTACCATTATGACCCGCAACTACGCGGATCTAGCCGGAGAAGATGGGATCAAGGGGGATCAGTATTCCTACACCCTCAATAACACCCGGACCATTGAGGGTTACAATAAATACATCAAATCGTTCTACCACCTGGGTAAGTATTACCTATTCTATTCAGGCCCAGATTATGAGGCTAATACGACCTTCGTGGTGGATATGCAGATCCCTGGATTCCCAATCACCACGCTAGGAATGAAGGCGCTTGATGCCCATGTGGATGAGTTTGAAAATGCGTATGTTTTGCTCAATAATTGGGCACCTTTAACAACCGTAACCATTACGAGTCCCCCATGAGCTACCTGACGAGTATTGTAGAACCATCCGGTACGATTACGGTTGGGCAAACTGTTACCTATTCATTCTCGTTTTCAGGCCCGTATCCCGTTTATTGGTCATTTGATGCGTTAGGCCATACGGAATCAGACACCGCAACAGACGGGAATGCAATAACAATCAGCGTGGTTGTCCCACCAAATCCAAATCTGGCGTCTGGTCTAATCACTTTCTGGAACCAGACGCAGTATCCACCGTCTGTTTATCGCCTAAAACCCCTTGATGGGTTTGCGGAAGTTGTTTATCCGGCGTTAAGCTATCTTTCGTCCTACCAAGACCCAACGGTAGTCACAAACAATACAGCTAAGATTTTAAGTGTATTTGCGGTGCCAGAAGTTTCGGGGTTCCCAATTACAACTGCTTCTTATCCACTGGTACTTTCTATTACATCACAACAGGTTTATCCAACACTGGGCACCGAAACAACCGTTTTCACGCATACATTTAATACACCCGCAGATTACTCGGTACAAACATATACCACACCCAATGTCGTAGCTGGGACTGTCAACAGATATAAGGCGTATGCCACAATTTCGGGTGGGTCTCCATTTAGCGCGGACACGAGGGATACCCGAGCTTCCGTTTCTCTCCTTTCATCAACCAACGCACCAATCATAACGCTTCAGCCGTCTAGTCTGTCGCTCCCGCATGATGTATTAGGGACAATGTATAATGCTGGGGATATTGGCATTAGATACATGAGTCCATCTTCCCCAACCATAGCTTGGTTTAGAAATGGGGTGCAAATCCCGTTGGGGGGGAGCACATACCCAAGCGTCGTTGACCCAACACTTTTACCTAATTATGGCGGGTTTGACTCTTCGATTTCCCTTGTGATACCCAATGCTTGGCCTGGACTCGTAAGTTCTTGCGCTAATGGGGACTCTTACCACTGCACAATCACTAATGCCAATGGAACCACTACATCAAATACAGTCACACTTACGATTAGCGCGTTGGCATCTAGTGAAGCGGTAACTGCACAAATTAGCCCTAGCACACCAGTTGTTATGCCGGAGGGAGGGGCTCTTTCACTTAACGCTGCATCTACGGCAAACAAGCCCACCACTTACCAGTGGAAGAAGGATGGTACGCCCATTCCAGGAGCGACAGCCTCAACCTATTCGGTGGTTAATGCGCCATCATCGGCATCTGGGGCCTATAGCGTTGTAGCAACCTCTGGCACAGCCGTTTATGAGACACCTAGCACACAGGTAACAGTAAAACAATTGGCATACAGTGTGCCGAATGTCCAACTAGGATATGCAGAAACCGATTCAACTATCACTTGGCAGGCAATTGCGACAACGGAGGGTATGCCGGGGGATACATTTACTTATTCTTGGCAGTTTGATGATGGTGAAGTTAAGATCGGAAACCCAGTCACAAAGTTAGGGGATACAGTATCAATGTATGGGACTGTAACCGCAATAGATAATGTTACGGGGGGGACTGCAACCGCAAGCCGTGGTATCCAATTATTTAAAGTAGGTTGGACACAGCGGGCAACGATGCCGTCTATAGACCCAACATCTTTGAGCGTAACACTCAATAGCGGTAAGGTGCTTCTGGTAAATAGGAATGATGGCTCAAGCTATCTTTATGACCCAGTTCTTGATTCCTGGTCATCTACTGGGAATTTAGGTACTACGAACAATGGGCTAATCGGCCACAAACAATTGGTTTTACTCCCAAGTGGTAAGGCGCTTTTAACGGGGCTGGGCGCTCCATCATCCAAAACCACGAAAATTTACGATCCCTCACTCGGGACCTGGGGGGATGGACCGGATATGATCGTGGGTAGTGGTGGGGGGGCTAGATATGAAGCGCTTAATCTTTATGATGGTAGAGTATTTGTGTATTGTTACGGGGCTGGGTATATTGCTCAGATTTATAGCGAGACACTTAATACATGGACGCGATTAGCCGATGCCCCAGGTGCTTCTCCCAACACCCCTCCATATATGATTATCCAGTTGGATTCCGACAGGGTAATGGTGATGGGGGACTATGGCGGGGATAACCAAACCCATCTAGTGATATATAAAATTTCTAGCAATTCTTGGGTCACTGCGACAACCCCGCCATCAATTGGATATTCCAGCGCTAAGGCAGACCTGGTGAACCCAGGTGACGGGTTTATTTATTGCATGGGGTATGGTAATGGTGATAATACAACTAGATATTCCGCTAAGTATTCAATCGTTGATGGTTCATGGACAGCATTAGCTGGCTATACGAGTAGTGCGAATAGTAGCACAATGAGCAGGTTTTTAGTCTCATCTGGGTCTAAAATCCTTATTGTTGATGCAACTTATTCCATCACTTATGACATTTCTTCTAATACTTATTCGTCTCCGATTATTGACTACATGGGAATTTCCGTAAGTCCCACAGGAGGCGTTGTTCTTTCAGACGGTAGGCCCTTCACAATGTCGCCAAATTCCACGAGTTGCCAAACATTTGACGGGGCGTTCTAATGGCTTCCACACAAGACAACTTCAACACCTTCTACTCCGCTGAATCCACGCTTTCAAGCGCAGCCCCCGTAACACTCAATGGGCGAGCTGTCTATCGTTTTGCCCCTCCCTACGGCGTTACGCGGATTCCTCTGCACATCAGAACAGGTGAACAGGCGCTCCATAATCTGAGCGACATGAAAAAATACGATGCCGGGGATCCCGTTGGGAGAAAGCGGTTCCAGCAGGTTGAGTTCCATGGCAAGGGAAGTTTGTATGTCCGGGTTTATGTAGACGGGAGTTGGGTGTCAGACGGGACAGTTACGCTTACGGAAACCCCATCCAAGAGCCGCAGGTTGGGAATCCCTATTGGAACTCGCGGTTACATGATTGATGTAGAGTTCTGTGGGGATGCCGATGTAAGGGCAGTTGAGTTCACATACGAATACATGCAGAGTCCCAGTTGACCATCCATCGCGTTCAAAACCTGACTCTCCCCGACCTCAATCGGGCGCTTGAACTTATCCAAAAACAGGCCAAAGTTCAGGTCCAAACCATCGCTTCGACAAGCCAATCCCCTTCTGGTGGTGGGGGCATATCATTCTCGGGATCAAGTGGCGCTGGGGCACAGGGACCTGCTGGACCTACTGGACCTGCTGGGGCTGATGGGCCTACTGGGCCTGCTGGACCTGCTGGGGCACAGGGACCTGCTGGACCTACTGGACCTGCTGGGGCTGATGGACCTACTGGACCTGCTGGACCTACTGGGCCTGCTGGGGCTGATGGGCCTACTGGGCCTACTGGACCTGCTGGGGCTGATGGGATTGCGAACCTTGATCTGATCGTTTCGGAATTGACCGAATCCGAAGAAATCATTATGGATGAGTCTGGTAATATCGTAACAGATGGGCTTGGATTGGGTATTACTGATATACATACTGATCTTGAGGTTGTGGAAGATGAATATGGGGCTATAATTACAGCGGAGTGACTATATGGCGCGACATTCTACCTTAACGGACCCAGCCCTCCACGAATGCAAGGGGGCTTCTACCGCCACGGTTGGGCAGGTTCTTACCGCTACGGGCGCAGGGACCGCCACCTTCCAGTCTCCCGCAACTGGCGGTTCGGGCTCTGTCGTCAAAACGCAGACCACAGTATCCCAGACGACCCTCACCGGGACGACGACCATCCCGTTTGATAATACGATCCCCCAATCTACCGAAGGAACTAACTTCTTTTCGCTCGCCGTTACGCCTTCGGCTGCCGGGAACCTCATCCGAGTAGAGGCGACGATCTTTGGGGCCTATTCGGTAGCGGCTCATGTGATTGCGGCCCTGTTCCAGGATGCTAATGCCAATGCACTTGCCGCCATTTCAATGCAGACGACGACCACGAACCAAGATGTTCACTTGACGCTGGTTTATCAGTTCACAGCCGCTTCTACATCTTCTACTACACTCAAGCTGAATGTAGGCGGGTCAACTGCCGGAACCTTCACACTAAACGGTAATGCTGGAACGGCTATTTTCGGTGGTGTTGCAACCTCTACCTTCCGGGTCACGGAGATTAAAGCCTAATGCACCTAGCAACTAAGGCTGATGTGCCATTCATCAACTCGGTGCTTAACCACCCCAAGGTGCGTCCTCATATCTGGCATGGGGATCACGAACTGGATGCTTCTGAGTCCATTGAGATCATGTGGACACTGGTGGTTCCTGGGTCTGGAGTGATGATGGCAGAGGCTCTTGGGGATGGGCAGTATCTTGGGCTTACCGCGTTTCTGCCCGAGGCATGGGGCATGGAAGCGGTTGGGGCCATGCGGAAAGCGATCAAGCGGATCTTCACGGATACCGATTGCAACCGGCTCTATGGATCGGTAAAGGCCAATAACCCGAGGGCCGGTAGGAACCTAATTGCCTTGGGGTTCAAGGAGGTTGGGCTGCACGGCAACCGCATCACGGGCCACATTGACTACCTGGACCTGCTGGACGAAGAGATTTTCAAGTGCACCGCCAAGGCTGGTTGGGGCGGCAAGGCCCTGTATTGGTGGGGGGTCAAGAGCAAGATCGAGGATATTCCCCCCATCCTCCCTGCTCACCCCGAACTCCCTATCTTTGTAAATGATGGAGAAGTCATTGATCTTACGGCCTAACGGACTGGTGAAAGCCAAGCAATCCGTCTCCCTGGCGGAGAAGAACGATCTGTCGGGTTTGATGAATTTTGACGATCCGTCCATGACCTTCCGAGAACGGATCATGGCGGTTGAAACGAGACTTTTGGAGCTTCCGCAAGTTGAGATCCCTATTGAGCATCATTTCGGCGCTGGTATCTACGCAAGGACGATGATCGCGCCTAGAGGAACCGTTTTGACAGGCAGGATTTACAAGGTTCCCCAGATGATTATTCTCAATGCGGGTGAGATCACGGTAAGGTCCGAGAACTTTAACGGTCGTATTCGCGGGCCACATATCTACAATTCTCCTGTTGGGGCAAAGCGTTTCGGATATTGCCATACCGAGGTCGTTTGGACTTGCCTCACTTCGGTAAAGTCAACCGATGTTGAATCGGCAGAAAAAGAGATTTATGCCGAAACATACGAAGAATTAGAGAAGTATCTTGATTCTGATAACATGATTTTTGTGGAGGTTTAATATGTCTGGTATGGTCGCTGCTGCGGGTGTTGGTGCTGGTGCTTCGCTATTGGGGGCCGGGAAGAGTTCTAAGGCTGCATCTAATGCCATGAGCCAGCAACAGCGAATGGCCCAGCAGCAACTCGACTTCCAAAAGGGCATGTATAACCGCTATCTGGGTTTGTTTGGCCCTACGGAACAGCGCCTAGCAGACGAGGCTAATTCGTCCCAGCCGCTTGATTACGAACAGAACTACGCTGCGATCAAGGGGAATTATGGCGATGCACTCCGCAATATCTCGTCCTCCATGGCGATGCGCGGGATCGCAGGTTCTGGCCTAGATGTGGGTGCGGAACGGGGGGCCGCATTGGGACAGGCCGGAGCATTGAGCGGAGCCTTCGCGCAGGGGCTTATCAACCGTCGAAACTTGGGGATGCAGTTGACTGGTCGCGGGCAGATCCAGCAAGCAGGACAGGGCTATGCTGGTGGGATGCAGAACCTAGCCAATCTCTACGGCCAACAGGCAGGTATGTATAACCAAGCCGCCGCGCAGGGATGGCAGGGGTTTGGGCAGAACCTTGGGGATCTTGGTTATTATCTGTGGAATATGAATAAGCCGGGAATCGGATCTGGGACCGGATCTGGGACCGGAACTGGGACCGGAACTGGGACCGGAACTGGGACCGGAACTGGGACTGGAACTGGAACTGGAACTGGGAATAGCGATGGTAAATAGAATAGATTCAAGGAGTTAAACCATGCCAGCATCACCTTTCGGACTCGCTTATGGACTTGGGGCCGGTATTGCCGGTGCCCAGCAGCAGATGCAGGCTCGCCAGATGGCAGCCCAGCAGATGGCTTCGCAGGCGCTCCAGCAGCAACTTCTCCAGCATCAGGTAAGCCAGCAACAGGCTGAGGATGAAGCTTTCTCCCAGCCCATCAACCCCGAGATGCAGACTGTCCCAACCTATGAGACGCAAGAACAGCCAAATGCTTATTCTGCACCTGATGTCCCATATGGCACAGGTACGATTCCCGAGAAGGTCCAAACTGGCACAACCCAAGAGCCAGTCAAATATGTCACGCCCTATCAGCAGATGGCATACGAAACTGCTCAACGAGCCCAGATGCTCCAGCAAAAAGGGTTTGGGCGGTCGGCCTTTGAACTCCAGAAACAGGCGATGCAGTTTCAGCAGTTGCATCATGACACGGCACTGAGGATGGCTGGTCAAGCGATTGGCTCCGGGAGTTATGATTCTGCAATCCCTTATTTGAAGTCAGTTGGATTTGATGCAAAAAACATCACCGATGATCCAGATAACCCGCAAAATATACTTATCACTCGGGATAACGGGGAGATTGGGTCTGTTCCTCGGACCTCTGCACAGTTGATCGGTGCTGACCCCACCAAGGCTGCGGAGGTCATGTCTATGATTCAGTGGCGACAGGGGAATCTCGGCTATAAGGACAAGATGGCGGGTACAGCCCAGGACAGCGTAAACCAACGGCGGGAGGCAGTAGCCGCACGGGTGCAGATGGGGAATCAACGAAATGAAACCATGAAGGCAGTTGCACGGATTAGGGCCAACGCATCTCCCGCAGAGGTCAAATCCGTTAATGCTGAGGCTGCAAATATTGCAAGGATGAACACCGATCTAGGCCCAGATGAGGCAGAAGCTATCGCATGGTCACAGCGTCGGCTAAGGGGAGCCCAGGCTGACCCGAAGTTGAAGGCTGCGATCAATGCCACTACTCACATCAGCCCCTACACCCAAGACCCGGCTGAGCAGGAAACGCTGAAGAATGCAAGATCCTACATCAATGATATTCTCCAAAAAGAACCAGAAGCTACTAGGACGACCAAGGTAAAGCAACCCAAACTGGGACCGTCAGGTGATCCAAGTAAAACCCCTGGTGGTTATGTACCAGGAGACTACTCGAAAGACGGGAAATATTACCTATCCCCCGTCACGAAGAAGTGGGTAGCCGCAGGGAGTAAATAATGCCAGATTCCGTTCCTTATGGGCTTCCCCCTAGCGGGGCAGATACTCCTCAAGGGGGTTCGCCCCGCGCATCCAATAATCCGTCCTCAACGGGTGCCGATTACGGTCTGCCCCCTGGGGAAACAATGGCGCAGTCTGGTTTGCCACCGGGTGAGTCAAGCTGGTTAGGCGGGATGATGCCGAGCCATGTGCCCACGACTTCCCAGGAACCATCTGGCTTGGTGCAACGGGGGATGAAGTATCTATTCGGGACAGACCAATCAACCGGTTTGGGGGATTTTGATCCACGCGCTATTGCTGGCAATCTGATATCCAGCGGAGAACACGCGGTTTCAGGGATTTCAGGATTTATCGCCAAGCGGTTTGACGATCTGACTCAGTTGCTTGGCAAAACGGTGCCATCAGCGGGTATTGCTAGATTGGTTGCAAAAGAGGTTTTCCCGAATCTGGATAAGGAATCTGGGGCTAAAAAGGTTCTTGAGCAGGTAGAGAGTCACACAAAAGCGATGGCCCAGCAGGCGGAGGGATGGGCTCCGAAGGGCTACCAACCTGGTGTTCTTGGGAACATTACCAGGATGGGTGTTCCGCTGGCCGTATCGGCCCTTAACCCGGCAGCGGGAGCCGTAGCGTTTGGCGCTCCAATGGGCAATGAGGCAGAAGAGCGAGCAAAGGCTTCCGGTGCATCTCCCGCCTCACAGAAAGTAATGGGTTTAGGTGGTGCATTGGCGGGCGGGATCGTTGGTGCCTTCGGGACGGGTTCAGGCGCATTGGAGCATGTAGCTCCAACCATTGCTGAGCGGCTGGCAAGCTCTGCGAATTCTGCCAATATCGGTGGCGCTGTCACACTGGCGATGAACGCGCTAGAAAAGTTAGCCTATAACCCCGATAAGAAATTGCTAGATGGTGTTGATGACAACGCATTGACGCTTGCAATTATTGGATTTGCGCACGCATCAGGTAATCCTATTACCGAGGAGCAGGCTACCAATCTTGCCAGGTTCGCCAGGGAAAACCCGGAGGCATTTGCTAAGAGATACGGCGGTGTTGTGACTAATGGGGAGGTTGGACTACCTACCCAATCCCCAGAAGCCTCACCCAACCCTGAACCAGCCAGAACTAGAGAGTCTGTTCTCGAAGAGGCGAAACAAGCACTAGCGTCTGGGGATAATGAGAGGGCGTTACAACTAAGAAGAGAAGCCAAGTCTCTAGCTCCTGCCCCCTCTGGTACGGGCCGGATTGAACTTGATCTACCGGAAATGAACGCTGGTGATGCCAAGCCTACCGAACCACCAACTGCCCCCCCCGAAGAGCCGCCCAACAAGCTTGACAAGCGTTTTGGGATACAAGAGGGGCTTGAGCCGCAATCCGATACGATTGATGCACTCTACCAGCGTAGAGAGCAATTGCTTACCGATATCCAGTCTGCACAAGAGCAGGCTACGAAGGCAACAAGAACTCGCGGTCCCGAGGGGCGTAGGATTGCACGAAAGACGGTCGAAGGTCTGCGTAATGAATTGGCCGATGTAGAAGATAGAATATCTCAAAATACAGGTAAGGCTCCCGGTGAGTTGGGCCTGGATACTACCAATGCAGATAGCTCAGCAACACCCGAGCAACCATCCACCGATTCAACCGGCTCCCCAACCAGCACAACCCCAGAGGCCGCCCCGCAGCAAATGGGTTCTGAGGCGATCAGCGCCGCCGACCAAACATCCGAGCAGATCCCACCGACATCCGATCATCCATCCGGTGAACCGAACGCGGGGCTTGGGAAACCCGAGTACAAGGGCGGTGACATCGCGGATATGTTCGGGCTAGGGTCCGGCCTTGAAGCGACGATGAATACGCTCAAACGCTTGCTGGACCTTCCCCTTGATGCCGAGCCAACCGAAGTTGCCAGTGCGGTGATGGAGCGGATCGGGCATCTAGGCGCATCCGTCAAGGAAACCGTTGTCAGGATCATGTCCAAGATCAAGGGCATCACCAGAGAGGTCGCAACCGCAATCGCGGAGCACTTGCACCAGGCTGTGTCTGGAAGCAGGGAAAGTCAGTTGGGGATGGCAAGGCTACGCGGCAAGAGATTGCCCGAGGAAAGTCTGCCGCTTCTTGGCGGCCCAGAAGAAACTGTGCCTGCAAGTGAGGTAGAAACCAATGAACAGAAGGCACTGGCCGATGAACTGAAGGCGCGGAAAGCTGCCCACCGCCAAGAGTTCGCGGATATGTTAAAGGAGTTCTATCCAAGCGATTCGCCTGAAGATGTAGCCGCTCGCCATGCCGCATGGTCTAAATACAGATACACGGAACCGGCGCAAGCGAAGGCGCAAGAGCCCACACAGGCCCCTGCCCCCGTCCAAGAGGCTGTGAAGCCGGTCCTCAACCGTATCGCGGCAGGCGTAAAGGCTCGCCTTGCAGGGAACGAAGCGGGTATCGGCAAAGCCTATAAGATGTTTAATGATCTAATTGATGGTATGCACCCATCTGGGGCTTCAGATAAGGCGCTGCTTGCCGCTACGGAGATTCAACATGCCATAGGCAAGAGAAATACTGCTGAGTTGAGGGCGCAAGATGCGTTTGGGAAGATCGCCAAGACGGTTGATGCCCTGTCTGATGACCAGAAGCTCCAGATGATCCATGCCATTGAAACGCCTGGGCATCTAGTTGAAGATAGCCCTTTAGCCGTTTCAATCAATAAGCTCAAGGATGTAAACGATGCGATGGGCCAAACGCTAACTGACCGAGGCATTATCAAAGCCCCATTATCAGACTATTTCCATCGTGTATGGGAAAAGAACGATGCCTTTGACGAATACCAGAAATACTTGAAGCGGAGCCTATCAGGGAACAAGGGCTATACCAAGTCACGCACCTTGGATATGACCGTTCAGGAAGCAATGGAGAAGTTCCCAGGTCTTAAACTGAAGGACAATAACCCATTCCGTGTTGCACTGGCCGATCTTGCCAATAAACAGAAGATGATTACAGCTCAGGATGCCCTCCAAAGAATGGACAAAAACGGCCTTGTCCAGTGGCACCCATCGAATGAGCAGCCTCGCGGCATGGTCGCCATCTCAGATGGGCTGTTCACGGAGGCTCGGGAGATTGATGGGAAGCGCGTCATGGGCCATTACTACGCCACCCCTGATGTAGCGAGGGTATTAAACAATTATATCAACCTTGGATTTGAGCAGCACCCCAAGTTGAATAATTACCTAGAGACATTCAGAAACATTGAGAACGCTCAGGTAGCTATGCAGATGGGGCTATCCATGTTCCACGGTACATTTGTTACCAACGACATCATCGCCAACAAAATAAACATCGGGCTCCAGAGACTCGTCCAGGACGGTGATATAAAGGGGTTCGGCAAGGCCATCTCGGAAGCATTGGGATCTCCAGTCGAGGCCATAAGGACAGCCGAACAAGCAAAGGCGGCAGTTCTCGGCCAATTACCACCTGAAATTCAGAAACAGTGGGCACCTATTGTTGATGGGCTTGAGCGTGGTGGCATGAATTTCACCTCCGAGCATGAGAACATGATCAACGCCGCAGATAGGCTTTCAACCGAAGCCGCGAAGATGCGGGCCAAATATGGCAAGGTTATCGGGACGGCGGCGATGGTAAAGAACCCAGTCACATTGGCGCTCGCCACCGTTGAACAGGTTGCTAAGCCCCTTATGCAGTATTATGTCCCAATGGCGAAGATTGGTGTCTTTGTTGATGAATACCGCGAGTTTTTGAGGCGGAATCCTGATGCCGACGAAACGCAGCGTAATCTAGCAGCAAGGAATATCTCAAAGCGCATCGAGGACAGGCTTGGCCAGGTGTCTTACGATAATATGAATCTCAACAAGTTCGCCAGACAGATCGCATTTATGGCTATCCGCGCCACTGGATGGGATGTTGGTAGCCTGAAGGTTGCGTTAGCGCCACAGGGTGAGGCGGCCCAGGCATTGGGCCATCTTGCGACCAAGGCAACTGGCGGCAAACTGATTGATGCCCCCATGCCCAACCCAGAGGGATTGGCCCATCCTTGGGCAACAAACCGTATGACCTATCTGGTTGCAAGTTCGGTTCTCGCTGCGGTGGTATCACAAATTACCAGGGACATCGTTCATGCGATCCACCCAGAAGTCCCCTCCAGCCCGGATTCGATAAAGGATGTGTTCTACCCGAGAGTCGGTGGGAAGGACGCCAGCGGAAGGGACAAGCGAGTGGCGGTTCCCGGCTACATGGGCAAGGAAATACCTGAAATCTGGCACATTGAGAATGAGGTAGCCCGTGGGCACACATTACCCGCCTTCAGTTATCTCTGGGGTAAGGTACACCCTACACCCAAGACGATCTTCAGTTTAATCAGCGGCAAGGGCTGGCAGGGGAACGATATTTTTGAAAGGTCCACGGAGCCGTTCTTCTCCGCCCAACACGCGAAGGATGCAGCCCAAAATGCGGGCAGGATGGGGAAGTTCTTGGCCAAGGAGATGACCCCCTATTCCATTAGCAACCTGCTGGGCGGCAGGCCGGGATACGATTCAAAGGCAGATGTGGTGCGGCAGTTTATGGGGTTTGTCCAGCCCAAAACCTCCATGTTGGATACCGCATCCGAAACATACCTATCAGAGCGTATGGCCGAATCCATGAAGAAGGGCGCTACCCCCGATCAAGCAGAGCAACGCAATACAATCCGCGATCTGACAACCAAATTTGCCAATGGGGATACCAAGTCTGTGTTCGATGCATTGAAGAAGGGTATCATTACACCCCAACAGGCGGACAAAATCGAAAAGGAAGCAGGCAAACTGACCAGTCAAACACATATTGATAGGCTTCTTGATAAAGCTTCATTCGATGATATGTACAATGCTTCTAATCTATCTAATGATAAGATGGAGATGGAGAAGATTGTGAATGCAATGGGCAAGAAACTGTCGAAACCAGACATTAATCTGACGCCCCAGAAGGCGGTTGAGGCGCAACAGAAGTACTCGCGGGCGCAAGCCAGACTCAAGGCAATGAAATGACCACCAGCCTTGTGACCAACGATTCCCCCCTGTTTTTGACGAAGGTAACGGTCAGTGATGCAGACTACGCCACTACCCTTACCAACGGCCTTCTGATCGCTTATACGGCCCTTACCGCCCCAAGAACCGTTACTCTCCCGCCCGCGACTACATCAGGGCAGATCGTAATGGTTGTGGATGAAAGCGGATCTTGTAGCCCGACGAACACCATTACCATTGTCGGGGCCATCGACGGGGCAACCAACAAAACACTCAATTCCCCTTATTCATCCATCACGCTAGAGAGTAACGGGGCTGGTGGGTATGCAGTTCTGTCGAAAAACGATAACCTAGACGCCATTACCAAAGACCCTACGGGGTTCAGTGACCCGGCTGCTGTGACTGAGACTTACGATTCTACCAATAGAACCGTGACACTTACGGGCACTTTCTCGGCCTATTGGCAGGGAGAGCTTATCCCTGTTCTGACTAATGGCTGGGTATCTCCTGCCCACCCAGCAACAACAGGTCCGTGGTTCCTGTTCTACAACGGGACTTCGTTCATCTGGCAACAGACCCCATGGACCTTTGATATGCTGCTGATTGCATATGTGAATTACGGGGCAACGGATAAGTTTGCGCTTAGAGAGTGCCACGGTCTGATGCCTTGGCAGTCCCATCAGGAGTTCCATCAGACCATCGGCACCTATTCTACGGGCGGGGGCGACCTATCATCTTATGTCCTATCCT